CTCGGCAACTGAGGCAACTGCTGGCGCACCAAGCCCCGGCTCAACGACTGGCGATCTCGCCTTCTTGAACGGCGCAATGCGTGCAAACGGTGGTGCTGGTGCAACTGGTCTTGCACCTTATGGTATCGGCCTCGTTGAAGTGCCTTTGATGCCAGAAGCAGAGTCAGGCGACTACTCAGGCGCAACTGGTTCACACGGTTATGTGGAACTTACCTTCCCGAACAACCGCGTTGTTGGTTTGCATCGTGACATCACGGTCTACCGCCAGTTCCAGCCGAAGACTGACACGATTGAGTACACCCAGTACATGCGTGTTGCTGCTAACATTGAAAATGCTGACAGCTACGTAATCGCTAAGAACGTCAAGCTTCGTTCATGATTAAATCTTAGGACTGTTATAGTTACATTCCTAATAGAATTGGTGGGGGAATTATCCCCCACCTTTTCTGTTTTATAATGATACTTATGGTATTATTGTTTCTATGAGTGAGAATGTAGTAAAGTCGTCTGACCTTCCTGAGCCTACTAAGGCTCCTGCTAAGAAAGCAGCTGAGAAGAAGGCACCGGCTAAAAAAACAACGGCTAAGAAGGCTGCTCCTAAGGAAGCCGATAGTGCTCCTGTAAAAGCTGAGAAGTCTCCTGTGCCAGAGAAAACAATCGCCCAGCCTTCGGCGGGTAAAAAGTTCGTTTATTTCTCTGTTGGTTCAGCATACTCTACAAAGAGCGGTGTTAGATTTACCAGAGATAAAAGAATTTATGAAATTGATGAGCAGGAAGCAGATCATCTGCTCGGCTTAGACAATTTTAGAATTCCAACACAATTGGAGTTGGAAGATTACTATAAGGAGAATAACTAATGGCTGGTAACTTAAGCAATTTTCTTGAGAACAAGCTTCTTGATCACTTCCTCGGTACAACATCGTATACCGCACCTTCATCAGTTAAGGTTGCGCTTATGACTGTTGCTGAGGATGATACCGGTACTGCTGGTACTGAGGTATCCGGTGGTTCGTATGCTCGTCAGACGGCTGCGTTTGATGCTGCTGCAAGTGGTGCAACACAGAACTCTGCAAACATTGATTTTACTGATATGCCTGCTTGCACTGTGGTTGGTATTGCTATTTATGATGGAACCACTGGCGACTTCCTTGTTCACGGAACGCTTTCTGCTAACAAGACTCTTGATGCTGGTGACACGTTGAGAATTGCCACTGGCGATCTTGATATTAGCATCAACTAATCGGAGAAGGAATGGAAAGAAGAGAATTTGCAGGCGCTGTGGTTGAAACAACTACAAGTAGTTCACTAACAAATAGTGCTACTTCTATTACTGTTGCTGATGGTTCTTCTTTTCCTGACGGCTCAAGTGGTAATCCTTTTGTGATTGTTTTAAGTAGAGGTCAAGCTAATGAGGAAAAGGTTTTGTGTACATCTAGATCAACTAATACTTTTACCGTCTCTCAGAGAGGCTACGATGGCCCTGCTGCTAGTTCTCATTTATCAGGTACAACTGTGAATCATGTTTTGGATGCTACTGCCGTTCAGGATATGAACACTACGACTTATGACAATCACGTATTGTCTTGGATGGGGGTATAAATGGCTTTAACACCTAAACGACTTTATATTGGAAATGATACGGCAACTAACGTTTATACCGCATCTTCCAATGCTGGAAGTTATACAATTATTAGAACTATCAATGTTTGCAATACGTCTGCAACTGATAAAACATTTTCATTGAACATTATTCCATCAGGTGGTTCGGCTGGAGTTGCTAATAAGGTTATTAGTAGCGTCACTGTTCCTGCAAATGATGTTATTCATTCTGATTCTGTGTATGTTTTGAACGCTGGTGATGCTTTGTATTTTGATCCAGCAGATTCTAATTTGACGCTGGCTGTTAATGGGGTTGAATATATCGCATGATTGGTCGCATTTCTGCACAAAATTTTCAGAATGTAGATCGTCGTGTTACTACTTCTGATACTGCTCCCGGTAATGCTGCTGATGGAGATATTTGGTATAAGACAGATGTTGGTGCCATGCTTGTTTATTATGACAATTCATGGGTTGAGGTTGCAGGTGGCGGAACTTCTGGTGGTTCTTCCAGTTATACTGTAGTGAATGATACTACAGATTCTGCTATAATATTGATGGAGATTGGACCGTAATGGCTACTGGAGATCGCACAGAATCAAGATTGTTTGGGCCGTCAGTTGTTGGTACGACTGATACGACGTTGGGGACTGTTCCTGCTAGTCGTGTGTGGGTTACTAAACAAATTACTATTACTAATACTAACGGGGTTGATGCTTGGGTGACAATTGCTGTTGGTGCTACCAGCACTGCTGGTAATGCATTGTTTTATCAACTTCCGGTTGCTGCGAACGATACGGTGGTGTTTGATACCGCTCTTGTGTTGACAGCTGCTGAAACTGTTCAGGCTATTTCTGATCGTGGTGCTGTTAATGTTACGGCTAACGGTTGGGTTAAGGAGGTCTGATGCCTATTGATTCGGCTTTGGGTCGCTTGGGTATTAAGCAGGGGTTGTGTACTTCGTCTACTCGTCCTGCTAATCCTTTTGAGGGTCAGGTGATTTATGAGTCGGATACGAACCGGACGTTGGTGTATGATAATTCTGCGTGGCTGGTTATTGCCGATAATCAGGTGTTGAGTATTGACTCAACTAATAGTCGTGTCGGTATCGGCACCACGACACCTAGCCAAAAACTTCACGTCAATAGTGGAGCAGGGAATGTTCCAGCGTTGTTTGAGTCAACGGATTCCGTTTCAATCATTCAGATCAAAGATAACGCCACTACGACACCTCCCGCTGTTGGGGCGGTTGGTGACGAACTACGACTGCAAACAAGTGGCTCTTCCAGAGTAACTGTTGATTCGTCTGGCAATGTTGGTATCAACGACACCACACCGTCGTACACGTTGGATGTTAACGGTGACATCAACACCACAGGTGATTTACGGGTTAACGGAAAGACTGTTACCGATGCGCCTCGTTGCTATGTGTCGAAATGGTCTAACCACACACTATCTAGTGCCGCATATAACACGATCCCGTTTGACGTTGAGATTTACGACACTCACGATATGCACAGCACAACCAGCAACACTTCAAGGCTGACTGTTCCTACAGGGTGGGCAGGTTATTATTTGCTTATTGCTGGTGGAGTGGTAAGCGCAGGAACTTTGAGTGTCACGTTTTTGCGTACAGGTTCAAGACGAGGATATTACGGTCTGTTGTCGAATGTTGGTGGAGGATCAGCAATCCTATATGCAAATGAAGGCGATTATTTTGAGTGGTCAGCATACGCAAGTACCACTTCGTATCTCTATGGAATGTCTGGCATTGGGGGCGACAGTCCTCACTTTATTGCACAGTGGTTGAGCGCATAATGACTATTTACGAGATTGTAAAAGCACAGTTCCCTGACAGCACTGATGAATTTGTTGCCGACTACGGCAGAGTTTTTAGAAATCAGAAAATTGCTGAGTCTGATTGGACTCAAACTGTTGACGACCCGACGGGAAATGCATCGGCATGGGCTACATACCGTCAGCAGTTGCGTGATCTGCCTGCTGATCCTGACTGGCCGAACGTAGAGTTCCCTGACCCACCGGAGGTTAACTGATGGCTGTTTCTAGCACTACCGGCGGACTCAGGACAGGGGTATGTCTATCGACAGACCGCCCCCAAAATCCTTATAACGGTCAAGTCGTCTATGAGACTGATACGAACCGTACTTTGGTGTGGGATAACTCTGCGTGGGTTGTTGTTGCTGACCCGGCTTTGGTGTCGTTCTCTGGTACGGGGGCGACGGTTACTGCTGATGCTATGACTGTTGCCGGGGAGAATGTGACCCCGTATACAGGTCGTAGGAACTTGTTGTATAACGGTGCGATGCAGGTGTGGCAACGTGCTACGAGCGGCACTACGACGGGTGCGGATAACTATAAAACGATGGACAGGTGGCGAAATCGTACTGGCAGTATCGGTCAGTCAATGACTGTTAGCCGACAATCTGCTGGGTTGACTGGTTTCCAGTATTGTGCAAGGATTCAACGGCCTTCTGGCGGTACTGATACTGGTCGTCTGAATTTGATCCAATCATTGGAAACTTCTGATGTTGTTAGGTTTGCTGGTCAAACCGTTACTTTGTCGTTTTACGCTAGGAAAGGCGCAAACTTTAGCGGAGCCAGTAACAACTTATTGACGTACTTGATTACTGGCACTGGTACGGATCAGTATTGGTTGAATATTGCTTCTGGAGGAAACCCGCTTATCAATGGTACAACTTGGACATTGACTTCTTCATGGCAACGTTTTACTGCTAGTGTGTTTGTTCCTAGCACGGAAGAGTCAATGTTTCTTGATTTTTCGTATGACCCAACTGGTACTGCTGGGGCAGATGATTATTACGAGATCACTGGTATCCAGTTAGAACTTGGTGATAAGGCGACCCCGTTTGAACATCGTTCTTATGGGGAAGAGTTGGCACTGTGTCAGAGGTATTATGAGAAATCTTATGATATGGGCAAAAATCCATCTCCTACTAATGATCCAAATGGTTCGATAAATGTTTGGCCACATACTACCACCGCATATGGGATTCATATATATGCTCCATTTTCGGTAAGAAAAAGAACAACTCCAACGGTGACCATGTACGATACTGCCACTGGTACAGCCGGATACTTTATGGAAACTGGTTTTGGGCTTAGATCAGGACAGGTTATTTTCATTGGAGAAACTGGATTTACCCTGCGTAACTCTGTTGTGCTGGCGGGTACTGGTTATATTAATGCTCATTTTATAGCGTCGGCGGAGTTGTAAGATGTACCAAATATTTAGCGAAGAAAATATTGGAACACTAATTTACAGAGTGTCCGACTGTGCTTGGATTCCGCCAGACCCCGCCAATACCGATTACCAAGAATATCTAGCATGGCTAGAAGAGGGCAACGTCCCCGAAGAATGGAATCCTGAGGAGGTTATTTAATGGGTCTTACATCATCAGTACCGAACAGTATCCTTCAACCCGGCGTATGTACATCGACAACGCGCCCTGCCGCCCCTTATGAGGGTCAAGCTGTGTATGAAACAGATACTAATGACATCTCTGTATGGGATGGTTCTAACTGGGTGAAGTACACGGGGGCGACCGGTACTCCTATCCAGTTGAATGGTCAAACTATTTCTCAGGACTACACGTTCCCCACGGGCTACAACGGTCTTACCGCTGGGCCGGTGACGGTTGCTAATGGTGTGACGGTTACGGTTACTTCGGGTTGTGAATGGAGTGTTGTCTGATGTCTGTTATCAAGTTTGGTGCGTGGCAGGATTTGTCAGGTAATGAGGTTGCTAATTCTTCTGAGCCTGTTGGTGATGTCGGTTTGGTGCTTATCAAGTCACAAACTATTGATAGCGGTGTGTCATCGGTGACCGTCAGCGATGCGTTCTCAGCAACATATGACAACTACCGTTTGTTAGTCCATGTCGGACCAACGAGTGCGATATCAGGAATCAAAATTCAGTTTGGTACAACAACAGGGAACTTGTACTACGGTTCTTATGCGTATGCTTTGCATACAGACACGTCCACCACTAATGCTCCGGAAAGTGCAGTGAACTATCTTTACATAACAGACGGTGACACTTATGCTTACGCCGAGTCTTTAGCAGACGTAACGGTATATTCACCGAATATTGCACAGCGTACAACAATCACAGGGATGCACTACGGTCGTGGCTATTCAGGTTGGCAGGCAGGACAGGTTGCAACTTTAGACCAGTACACATCGTTCGTGTTGTTCCCATCAACAGGAACGTTTGCAACTGGCGGCACGATCAAAGTATACGGATACAGGAACTAAGGAGGTGATGATATGTCAACAATGAAATTCACAGCATGGCAAGATTTAGATGGTAACGAGATTGCTAATGCGGCATATCCTCCGGGTCTTGTGTTGGTTAAGTCGCAGGCGATTGGTACATCAGTTTCATCAGTGACTGTTAATGATGCGTTCTCAGCAACATATGATAATTACCGCATATTGGTTCAGGTAGATAGCGCATCAAATCACAGCCGTTTTGATATTTCGTTAGGAAGTACCACGACAGGCTATTACGGTGGTCATTATGGTTACCGGTTCAACGCTAGCGCATACACAAGTTTTATTCAAGACGGTTCTGGATCAAGTGTGGGTGCGTGTGGTGCTGGTTATGGAGGTTCTTCTAATATAGATATTTCTCGTCCATACCAGTCTGACCAAACGTCATGGAGCGGAAACTTTTCATATATCAGAATAGACTCAGGAAACGGTGCTTTTGGGTACTTTGGCGGGATGGTTGATAATACAACGTCCTACACTTCATTCACGCTTACTCCGTCTGGTGCAACATGGACGGGTGGCACAATCAGAGTATACGGATACAGGAATTAAGGAGGAAAAATGGCTACATGGACAAGAGAAGAACTAGAGGAACTACACCCAGAAGGTAGTGTTAATGTTCAGGTC